TGACATTTACATATGCTAAATTAAATATGCAAAAAACAGCAGATTGGAAAAACCCATATTTATTTGGTGAAATACCTGATGGATATGATGAAATCGTCTTAAATATTTACTATAGAGATATTGGCGGACATGATTTAGGATTTCCATTAGTTCCAGTCATTAGCACTAATAGAAAAACAAGAGTTATTGCAAATCTTAGATTAGGTTTTAAGGGTAATGGCAATGGTGAAGATTTTTGGTTCTGGGCAAATTATGGCTGGCCAGAATCTGGTCCTACTGGTATTTCAAAAATTTATCAGGCCTTATTTAATGATACGGATTTTGATAAATATGCTAAATTTGAGAGCTGGTCAGTTGATGAAAGACAAACATTACAATTAGAAACAATAGCTATGCCAAAATTTACTTCAGATGGTGCAAATAATTGGACAGGACCTGCTACATTTGGATGGTTTGTAAATAGCGAAGATTAAAAAATTAAAAAATAATAATAAAACCTGATTGAAAAATCAGGTTTTTTAATATATATTTTTTAAAGATTAATAGCGAACCATTTCTGGAATAACTTTTATCTTATTGTAAACAATAGGTAAATCCATATCCATACTGAAGTTTACAATATTATTATTACTGTCAAGAATGGAGTCACAGATACCAGGTTTAATTAATGGATAAATATCCATAATAAGTTTTGTTGCAGCTTCCCAAGCTTCATCGTCATAATTAGTTTTTGTATAGATTCCATTCAATTTACCAGTAGGATATGCTATTTTAAGTATTTCAGGAACAAGATAATTCCAGAATGCGAATTCAGACAGTGTGACCTTTGAATCACCTTCAAAATTACCACGACGAATAACGTCTTCTTGTCTAGTAGGATTATCATTAGTATAGACTGTATATGGAATAGGTATTGGTCTATCAAGAGAATTAATAGTACTTAAATGCTCATACCAGTCTTTTAATAAGGCTGTAATCTTATCAAATTGTTCTTGGGTAATTTTATAATCTTGAATTCTGTAATCATTAAAGTCAGATGTAGAATAGAAGTCATTAGACATCGGTATTCCTAATGTAAGTGTTACAATACCATCATCCGTAGCTGTTTTACCATCTGAAGAAGGAGAAACATAGTCAGGTCTATCTTTATAATTTCTATAATTAGTAGTAGTGCCTTGCTTAATTATTGTTTCAGGACAAAGAATTAAAGTATTATCGTCTTCATTTACAATACACTGGAATTTTATGCTATCATTTGTATCAATAGCACTATAGGTCAGTTTTTTATTATTGTTATTTAGATATTTAACTTTAAGTGAAATAGTTCTACCACTGAAATATAATGGATTAACAGGATTACCATTAATATCAATATTAGAAACTATAAGTTTATTCCACCAACCTTTTCCATATTTAGAATTGATTGCATCGTCAGTTTTGAGATCAGCTTTTACATCCTTATAAGTTTGAAGTTCTTTGTCTTGTAATATTTGAACGTCTGCATTATTGTATGCACTCCATTCAAGATTCATTTTTTCAGAATATAGAATATCAGAAATTTTGATATCAATATTTACGGATTTAGTATGTTCGTTTTTATTATAAAGATTTATGATTTCAGATTTGTAGATATTTCTATCTTCTGGTGATTTCTTATCAAGATATTCATATAACTTATTTTTCATTTCGTTAGTATAAGATTCAATATCAGTAGTCTTATCAACTTCAACTGTTCCAACAACATCAAAGTATTGAACAATCGGTGGAAGCGGATAGAGAACGCTGTTAATTTCCATCTTATGCTTACAGTTATCATAAATCAAGCGGGCGTTTTTAAGCCACTGTTCTTCGTCATCATTACCGAGTTTATAGATTTTATTAAAGAAGCCTTCATAAGAATAAAGCATTTTAATATAATCGCAAAGATGATCTAGATATTTATCACCATATATACTGAAAGCATCATTATTATCATCAGGTTCAGTTAACACATTACGTGGAGACCAATTACCATTATTTTTGCGATACAAATGTCCAGCTATACAATAGATAATGTTATTCTGAACAAGGTCATGTCTTACCTTGTCAGCACTTTCAAGTTCTTGCTGGCCATAAACTAAAGCATTTTGAACAGTAATTGGTGAAGTTAATGCTCTAAAATAAGAAGCATAGTCATTTTTAGTAACAAGTTTACCACAAGAAGCAAAGTAAGCCGGAGCATTAATCTTTATGCTTTCTTGAGGTTCAAAATCTTCACCGCCATAGATATCAGTATTAATAATAAATTGAACGTTATTAGTTAAATTAATTATATTACCATCTTGGCTAACATTAATATTATTATTGTGGGTCATAACAGAACCTTTAACACCGGTTCTATTAACTTCTTTACCCTTAGTAACCAAATATTTTACATAAATGTTGTCATCTGTTGAAGTCAAACCGATATCAGCAATATTCGGTTCACTAGCAAAACTCAATCTTACAGTTTTGTCAGAATTTGTATCAATAAGACAAACTTTAAATTTCTTATCAATTTGTTCATCTGGTGGTGTATTTACAATAGTTTCATTTAAGTAAATAGACTGGTCTTCAATATCATAAGTATTTTCAGGTTGGAAAGCATCAATTTCATTTGGACCTTTACCAACTTGGCACCAGCTATTCTTTCTACGATATACACCATTCTTATAAGCAAATGGGTCACGTTTACTATACCAGTTAGAGAATTCCAAATCATCAATATCATAGAACTGATTAGTATTACCAATTTTGTCAATATTTGCAGTTCCGATAATTTCAAATGTCTTACGTTCACCTTGGAAACAGCTAATAGGCACTGTATACTTTGTGCTATAATAAGAAATACCAGTCAATGGCATATAAATTGACTTTTCTTGAGGAACAGAGAAATAAAGTTCCTTTGACCAGTCACTAGATTGACCATTTGCAATATCTTCTCTTGTAAATCTGTAGCTATAACCACTATCGAGAATAAATTTATAACCGTTATAAACGAGGTCAGTATCATCTTGTGTAAAGAAGATTTCTGTTCCTTCTTTTAATGAACTAGGAAGTGGACCACGGAGGCGAATTCTTAATTCACAACGGGCTGGGACAGGTCTACGGGGATTATAACCAAGACCCTTAGCATGTTTAATAACACTAGAATCAAGGCGGGCAGTTGAGATAAATGATTCTTCTGCTGTTCTTTGAACATAGAAGTTGGTCATTTCTGTAACTGCGGCTATCATTTCCATGAACATACCATAGATTGTAGCACTTCCGATATTTTTAAATTTAGGATCAGAATTTAATCTGGCCTTGAAATCTTGAAGTAATTGCTCGTAAGTTACATTTAAATAATTCATGTTTTCTCTAATATATTAAGTTTCTTATTATTTATAGTTTTATGATGAAACAAAAAGGCTGATATATTTTTATAAATAATATAAAAGTATAACTATTTTAAGGAGATTATAATAATATGGCTAAAAATTTTGATCCATCTATGAGCGTCTGGGGTCAGCTTGCAAATCTTAGAGACCTTGCAAAGCAATATTTATTCCAGGTTCGCTTCTTATTCGACAGTGGTTCTCCATTAAAAGATATTCTTAATGCAGATGACTTGATGATTAGAGCTAGAACTGCTTCTATTCCTTCAAAATCATTTAATGAACTTGATACTCAGTATATGGGTACTAAGCTTCTTTACCCTGGTAAAGCTACCGTTAATGGTGACTTGGAAATCCAGTGGGATGAATTCCAGGATTTAACAGTTTCTGAAGCATTACATCGTTGGTCTAACCTTTTGATGAACCAAGGCTTCCGTGAAGATATCGGTGGTTCTACAAACTACACAACTGGTGGTGCATATTCTAACTTTGCTCCAGATTATTGTGCAACAGTAGACCTTGTATTGTTCGATTCTACTCTTAATTCACCGTTGCCGTTGAAGTGGAGAATGTATCGTGTATGGCCGAAGAACATTAGTAACTTCGGTATGGACCAGAACGCTGACGGTAAGGTTACTCGTTCTGCAACATTTAGTTACTCTACATTCGAAGTTATTTACAACGAAGGCAAATAATTAGAATTTAAATTAAAATGAAAGATAGGATGTAAAAAATTCTATCTTTTATTTTTTAATAAATAAAGAGTATAAAATATTGTGAATAATGTATCTGGATAATAATATTGTGAATATATTAGGCAAATTTCTTGATGAGCATGGTTATATAAAGCTTAATCAGTTTTTATGGGGTAAAAATGTAAAAACTGATATTGTAACTGGTAATATAATTTTAGTCGATTTGCTAAATAGCAAAATGTCAAAGATGAAAGTTGTAGATAAGTTTTTATGGATTAAAAAAGAACCAAAAGTTGAAATTGAATCTATAACATATAATACATTAGCTGAGTTTAAGAGTAATATTATAGAGAATGAGAAAACACAACTATTGTTTTTTAAGAAACAAAAAGAATGGAAGAATAGAAAATGACAGAAGCAGAATATAATCAATTATATGGCGAATACATGTATTGTGTAAGTCAGGTCGAAGCATTAAAAGCACAAATAATGAATTATGGTTATGCTTATGATGAACAGCATGGTTGGTATAATCAATATAATAGACCATTGAGTAAAGCACAACAAGATGATGTAAATGATAAAATTGATAAACTTAAAAAATATGTCGCTTATGTAGCGGAAATAAACAAAAAGAGTGGTAAATAACCACTCTTTTATTTTATACTTTATTTAATTTTAGAAACCTAAGTCATTTCCCTGGTCAGGATTTTCTGCACCACCTTCAGCTGCAGCAGCTTCTGTTTCTTCACGCATCTGCTTAATTTCAGATTCAAGCATTTTGTTATTAAGCAAGATATCCTGAGTAGACATACCAAGTATCTTCTCCATGAAGTATTGCTTAGAGAAAATCGGTTGCAATTCTTCAGAACCAAGCTTAGTATTAGAAGCAGTCGGAAGGAACTGAGACAACGTACCAATAACAGAACCACGTTTTTCAGCTAAGTTCAAGTCACGCATACGTTCGAAGTCAGTAGCTGGATGCAAGTCGATATTATAAAGAGCCTTGTCAAGGAATTTTTCCTTATATCCACGAACTCTCAAATGAACAAGATAAACTTGCTTAATAATATCAGCGAATCTTCTACGAAGTCTTCTATTTACTCTCTGGAATGAAACTTCTTCCATGTTAGCTTGTTCAATACCGACGTTGTAACTATTACCACCAGTTTCATCAGATTTCCATCTTGCTTGAGGAATAAACAAACCGTCCATGACTTGTTTCTGGAACATCCAGACGTCTTGGAGCTGACCATCAAAAGTAGAACCAGAAGCGAATGTTTCAACAGTAGAACCGTTACCAGAGTCATCTTTCTGGAAGAAGAAGTCTTCTGTCATAGCCTGAGTATTTTTAACAGAGTTAATCATACCAGTAGCATTGTCAATAGTCAAATTCTTACGATACTTGTTACGAATTTCCTGAACATAGCTAGCAGCATCAGAACGTGGCATACGACCAGTGTAAATGTTAAATACACGGTGTTCAGTAGCACGAGTAATTCTGTAAACTGTTAAAGCATCTTCAATATTTCTTAATTGGTTCAATGGTCTGATAGAACGTTCCAAGTGACCACGAATATCAT